AAGGTGCTCTGGTTGTAGAGACAGGACAATTTTTGACACCAGAAGCAACTAAATCTATTACCCTGACACAATCACCTTATGTCGAGAGGAGCGTTCAAGTTTACATTGAAGGTGACCTAGCAACCCAGGGAGTGTATACTGAAGAGGAGAATGTTTACTTTGCTTCAGGAGCATCTGACAAAATATTCCAAGTAAACACTAATGATGAGGCTGCTGCCGTATTAGTATTTGGAGATGATACTATAGGTATGTCACCTTCAATTGGTGATACTTACACAGTTACTTATAGAGTCGGTGGTGGAGAAAGAGGTAACATAGCTGAAGAAGTTATAAGCGTCCCAATTACATTAAATCTTTTATCAACTGTTGAGACCCAAGCCCAGGGAACTTTGGGAAATACTTCTAGGGCTACAGGTGGTGCTGAGGCAGAGACAATAGCCCATGCAAAGAGATATGCACCATTAACCTTTAGAAGACAAGACAGATTAGTTACTCTTTCAGACTATAAGTCATTTATAAACTCTTTCATTTCAAGCTACGGATCTACTGGTAAGGCTAACGCTGTGGTAAGAAGAGCCTATTCTTCAGCTAATATAATCGACTTATTCGTATTAGAAAAAGCTTCAAATCTACAGCTAAGAAAAGCTACACCTGAATATAAGAGACAACTTCTTGAAGCAATAGCAGAGAAGAAGATGCTTACCGATGAGCCTGTAGTTGTTGACGGTTTAATTAGAACTATAGATTTAATTGTAACCGTAACCTGCGACAAGAGATTTAAAATTAAAGAGGAAGAACTTAAAACTTTAATTAGGGCAAAGATACTAACTTACTTTGATGTAGATAATACAGACTTTGGTGAACAGTTCATACCTCAAGATTTGGTGAGATCATTAGTAGAACTGCAAGAAGTCAGGTATGCTACAGTAGATAATATAGATAAACCTATTAAGGTTGATTTTAACGAAATAATTCAGTTAAATAATTTTAGCATAAGCTTGGTGTACATCTAATGTCTAATAAACTTTATCTAAACAATAACAAATTTTTTAAGCCAAATTATTATGAGGCTTTAGAGTACATTATACCAAAATTCTATTTCCAAGACGATGCAGAAATTTTTGGGACAACTGTAGATTTAAAAGATAAAATAATAAACTCACACTTAGATATAGCTAATAACATATCTTCAATAATAAATATTGACCCCGTTGAGGGAACCTACCTAAGTTCATTAGACTCTATCGAGGGTATAGCTCCTTACTTCATAAAGCAAAATGAACTAAGCAAGATAACAACAACAGAGTTTAACCAATACATTTTAGTTAGAGTTGGTGAAAAATTATCTAACTTTGAAACTAGTGCTGAATTCTCGAACTACTTAACGGAAACTTTATTACCTTCAATCAGACTAAATTCTCCAACAAGTTACTTTACTCTAGGAGAGCAAACTAGCGCAGTACATCAATATTTAATAGAAAATCTTGGTTGGTTTTATTTCCTAAACACTAGTGGCCCACAATATTCAACCTCGTCCTATTTACACGATATATTAATAAATAAGATATACCAAGGAAAACCTTTAGATATTGATGATGCTATCAAGGGTCTAGCAGAATTTGTATTTAAAAATAATTTAACTTCTTACATTCCTACTGAATTTGCGAGTGGCACAGGAAAGTATACTAGCGGTACTCAGCAGCTTGACAAATTAAAAACTTGGATAGAAGTAATATACTCACCACTTTATGCAGACAGATCAGACTTTACTTTGAAAGAAAGGTTTGAGTTATTTATTGATAACTCATCAAAAGTAACTGACGTTATTGCAAACGGACCATTCACAAAGCTCATACGGGCAATATCTTTTGCTGCTCAAGACTCTAACAGCGATGCAGAGAAGCTAGATTCATTGTATGACATTGATGAGTGCCCAGAGGAATATCTACCCCTGTTGGCAGAATTAATAGGCTGGAAGCTATTTGGTAATGATCCCTCTAGATGGAGATTACAGCTTAAAAATGCTGTAGAGATTTATAAGAGAGTAGGAACAAAGCAAGGAATCCAGTTTGCTTTCAATTCTCTTTACCCAAAGAACCAATACAGGTTAGATGTTGGCATTACTGAACTGTGGGAATCGTATGTTCCCTATTTAATTTATTACTCACTAGCCACAGAGTCAGAGATATTTAAGAGCAATCAGACTTACACTCAGCAGGTAGCCCGTGGGATGGGTATTAATACTTACTCTACATCAAGCATAGATGATAATATTCGTTTGGCTGTTGATAGAATAATTTATGAAACATATTTAGAGTTTGAGAGTGCCTTCAAACCACATATACCAAATATAGATAATAAGTTTGAGTACCGTGGTAGAGTTTACGATATTCCACCATTTGAGGAGTACCCCTACTATGTCAACATAGAGCTTAATCAGTTTATGATTAATTTTATTGTTGATAGACTGATTTGTTTTGGTGTAAGAGAATCTTTTGCTTTACAGGTTAGGGATTATCTAATTGAAAATACTTTGGAGACAGATGACGAGATTAGGTCATCAAGCTGGTTATTCTTCACTAGCGGATATAGCGAAGCTCCTAATCTTGGTGATATGGTTTTAGATTCTTATTCCAAGAAGATGGAATATGCTTCTCTTTGGAATGGCAAGTCATCACATTTTAAGTTAATACTCAATGCTACAGATTTTAACTTTGATCTAACTGAGCAACTAAGTGTAAGTTCAGGTTTAGCCTTAGAGAGAGCAGCGGAAATAGTTCACGAATTTTCACCTGCCCATGCGATACCTCTAATCAATTTGCAACTTTCAGCAGTAGATCAAGTCAGCTTCGACCAGAATAATTTACCAATAATAAATTTAGATAAAGAGGATTACGCTGACCTGAACTATCAAATCTCAGGTCTGAATATTAATTCATATAAGAGATCTATAAATACCGATGGAGTTAGGTGGGGTAGGAGCGATCTACAAGGATTGTTAGCTTCAGCATCTGGAGTTACTGGTGTACCTAGAAACACTTTAAGACGAAGGAACTATGAAATGGTAATACCTAAGAATGGGTATTACGACAGAACCGGATTCAATATGCCCATATCTTGGAGCAATGATGCTATAAGTGGAGTACCTCTAGGGTTCATACCAAGCTCATTAACCTACCAAAGTATCTCCAGCGTCTTCGATCTACCTTCCGTCTATAGCCGTTGCCATACACTAAACACTAGCGCACAATTTTATGGGTACGATGTAAGTAATACTATGGCTTGTAGAGGGTTGTCAATGACTAATAGAGACTATCATGTCGATAGAGGTCAAACTCCTGAAATTTATACGCTGATGCACTCTCTCAAAGAGACAGAGAGATATTTGCAAGTATCAGCGGATATCGACTTAGCCCGTATTTTGGTGTCTTCGTACAGCCCAGATAGCGAGGAGTACCAAATTTTAATTGGAAGAACTTGGTTCAATGTTGCTCAAAGTAATTCAAATAGAATATCAAACGAAGATCAAAATTCATTCCCAAGTAATATAAAAGATTACTACAATTTTAAATTTGGTGTGGATCTGCACACATTATACAACATTTACACAAAACAATTCGATAGGCATAGGCTTCATACAGGACTATTCTCATTAAACGGCCCTAATATTTTTTCTCACATTTTTGGGTCAATAATTAAAAATTCTGACTTCAATAAGTTTGGATCAGATTACCAACAATTATTAACATCTTCCCTTTCATCAATTCAATCCTCGGTGGGAGGTCAAGGGCTGTTTAGTGCATCTGGGGGAGCAATAATTGCAAGCTCAACTAGTTCAATGTATGTTGATAGGTTTGAGTATAGAGTGTCTTCAGTATTAGATAGCATTGAATTAATTGATACTTCTGGAGTGGCCACAAACTCATTTAGGATATTCAAGCTTGCTGAATCTTCTAGAAAATTTAATCAGTCTCCTTTCTTGTTCGGGAAAACTTTTATACAGTCAAAATCATCAAATGGTTTACCAAGAATAAAAGTCGATGTAAAGACCTATGAAAATCCACAGTCAGAAGGGCACCCATTAAGTGAAAACTTCTTACTACCAGATCAAAAGTACAAATTCTCTATTAATGCCTTAGCATCAAATAGAGATGGTACCATATTAGGTGAGCCTAGAGTAGGAGTTTGGATTCACACTAAAGAAGAGGGTGGTAAATCTTGGTCATATGATGTCAATGGTAATTGGGTACAGCATGACGCTCTACTAAGCAGAGATGAGTTACTTCAGAACTATTCCCACATATTAAAGTTTAATAGGAAAGATAGATCGCCTGGAGTAGATCCTTCTGTAATCTACCAAAATTTAAACTGTATTAGCTTTGCCTCGGGAATGAACCAAGGGCATGACCCTTTATTAACTTTTCAGTCATCAGATTTTGAGTACTTGTCTGTTAATTTTAATACTGATAACAGATCTATAGTTGTACCTGTAGATTATCAAAAATCCTTTGGGCAGGTCCACAGAAAAGATCAGAACTACATAGTAGAATTCTTTAAGATACCAGACGGTCAAAATACTGGTAACTTTGTGCTATTTGATTCTATAAATCTTTATAGCACTTCAATGGAAAGATTAAGCAAATACCTAGTCGAAGGAAATAAATTATTTTACCCATTAAGACAACAATA